GGTTCCAATAGAAAGCGAATCCTCTTTTCCCCGCGCGCAGGGCGGCGACGGCGTCGATGTGATCCTGGAATGGCGTGTAGCCGTCGTTCTTGCCGACACACCAACCGATCCACCTGACTTTGTTCGCCGTGTTGGCGACGTAGGCAATCATGTCGCGGTGTTGGCCATAGGTCTTGCCACCGTCTTCTGCCGCCAGCAGCGGCGAGTTTTCCACTGGGTACGCGACAAACCCATTGGACCATGTTGGAACCGAGACGGTGCCCATCGTGTAGCCGTAGCGCCAGCGCGGGCGGTCTGGATAGATCGCGGCGAAGCGGTTATACCGGGGCACGCCGAAGGAGATCGACCCCCAGCCGCCCATCGAGCCGCCCGTGATCAGGCGCTTCGTCTGGTCGAACATGGTCAGATTCGTATCCGCCCAATCGAGCAGCGCGTCATAGCGCCTTTCGGAAACCAGGTGGACTTTGCCATCGGCGAGCAGAAATCCGTCATGCGCGGACTCCATGACGGCCCCGTTCTCTGTCACCCACTTGTCCGCCACGCGCAGCATGACGAACTTGCCCGAAGCGAGCTTGGTCGTGTCAAAGCCTACGACAGTGCTGAAGCCAAACGTGTTATGCGCGTCATAGGGGAGGTTGGCATTGGCAGGCGTCGTGCCAGACAGGGCCATGAACCCACTGACGGTCGCGCGATACTGCCGCCCGTTGATGACGTTTGAGCCGCCAGAACCGTGCAGGCTAAACACCAGGATCTGACCGTTCTGCGATGCAGTCGGCGGGCCATCGGTGCTGTCAAAGGACGTGACACCATCAAACCCGGCCGCGACAACAGGCGCAGCGCGCCCGCCATAGATCGGCTGACCGCTGGCTACCTGGTAAATGTCAGCTGGAGCGGTCATGTCTACGGCCTTTCATTGTTCAGCGAGCCGGCTGTCGATAAACGCCAGCAGCTCGTCGTCGCTACGTGCGACTATTTCATCAGGGAAGATCGCCACCGAGCCGGCCGGGCCGCGAACGGTGACGAGTAGAGCGCCCGGAGCCGCGGCCTCGGCGCGCACGTTGGCGAGCCAGGCAGCGGCTTCGGGGCTCATGGGGTTACTGCGCGAGCGATTCCGCGTAGGCGACCGCCTCGGGGGTCGCGTCGACCGAGCCGGTCAGGGCGGCGAGGAGGCTCGAGTCGATCTCGATCACGTCGTTGCACTTGCCGTGCGAGCCATCGACCAGGACACGAGCCCTCACAAGATCCCCGGTAAGTGCTGGCGCGGCCGCCTGTTCGGCGGCTTCGCCAGCTGCGGGCTCGGAAGGTTGTTGCTCCACCGGGGCATCCTGCTCGACCGGATTCTTCTCGACGGGGTCGACTTGGCCCTCACTCGCCGGATCGGCAGGCTGTTTTGCTTTTGCCATTACTGTTCTCCGTGAGGCGGCCGGCGCGAAGCCAGCCGCCGGTTGCGATTAGGTTGCCGAGTTCTGGTACAGCTTGACGGCAGCGGTGTCGAGCAGGTTGCCGCCCGAGCGGGTCCAGCCGCAGAAGCCGACTTGACCATTCAGACCGAAGGCCGAGTCGTCGAAGCGACGCATGATCGTGCTGTTCTTGACGTCGCGGATCGTGTACTGCGACAGGTCGCCGAAGGCGATCGACTTGGCGTTCGCACCCATGATGGCCATGTCATCGTTCACGGTTACCGGCTTGCCCAGCAGCAGATCCGGAGCGCCTTCAGTGACGGCTGGGATCCAGATCGGGCGGCCGACGGTGTCCTTGAGCTTCGACACGGCAGCCACGCTCAGGTCGTTCATCATCCACTGGGCGCTGGCGCGGTACGCGCGGTTGACCGAGTGCTTCAGGTCGACCAGGTCGTCGTAGGTGATGGTCAGGGTCTGGCCCGAGGCGCCCACCTTGCCGACCGACGAACCGGTGACGATACCGGTCGGCTGGCCAGCGCCGGAGCCGGTCGTGTAGTGCAGGTTCTGGATGCGCGCGATGCGGGTCGCCAGCCGGTTCACGACCAGGGCGACGACGTCGATCGCGCTGTCCTGGATCAGCTCCAGCGGCAGGGCGATCTTCTTCGAGGAATACTTGAAGACTGGCAGACCCACGGTGCCGAAGGTGATGTCACCGCCGCTCGCGCCGGCATTCTCCGCCACGATCTCGCCGACCTCGGCAGTGCCGTCGGTAGTCGGGAAGTTAATCGCGTGGCCGGTATCGGTCGTCAGGATGGTTGCAACGCCACGCATGCCGCCGAAGGCCTTCAGGCGCTCGATGACCATGGTTGCCACTTCGGCCGGCACGGTGTAGCCACCTTCGCCCGGGGTCGTGGTCGACATCGCGTTGCGGATCGCGACAGCTTGCTCGGCGGTGACGTTCTGGCCGTGGCGCATATACAGGGCGACGGCGACCAGGGCGCTGATCTCAACATCGCCCTCTTTCTTCGGCTGCCGCGAAGCATCGTTGAAGAACTTGTCAGCTTCCAGCTGACGCATGGTTTCGAGGTTCTGGATCTGAGCCTTGGCGCCGTTGATTTCGTTCGCGAAACCGTCGAACTTGGCTTGGTCTTCGGTCGACCAGACTTGGTCGCCTTTGTCGGCGATCAGCTGGTTGGCCTGGGCTGCGAGGTTGGCAATCTTCTCGCGCAGTTGCTGAATGGTGACCATGTGCTTCCTTCAAATGAAAAGGGAGCCGCATGGGCTCCCTGTTACGAGGTGATCCGACCTCGGGCGGGTTTGCGCGAGAAGCGCTATGCTGCTAAAGCGAGAGACAGGCGATTCTTGTTGGCCTGCGCCATGCGCGGCCCGGCCGGCGACTCGTCGACCTTTGCTTGTGGCTCAGCAGGCTGCACTGGCGGTTCAAGCGGCTCTTTGTTCATCGGGGCTACCTGGGCAGCCGGAGCGGCGAGATTCGCCGGCGCCTTTGCGTAGGCGCCCAAATTCCACACGTTGCCCACCTTCGCTTTGTCGGCGGGCGCTTGGGCGATGCGGTCGATGAAGCCGTTTTCCAGCGCCTCGCTGGCGGAGAACCAGGTTTCAGCATCCATCCAAGCGACGATTTCTGCTTCGGTCTTGCCGGTCTTGGCGACGTAGTCCGCGATGATCGAGCCTTCCACCTTCTGCAGGAGGTCGGCCGTTTCGCGCAGGTCACTCTTGTCACCCCACGCCAGGCAGCTGGCGTTGTGAATCATGAAAAAGGCCCCATCCGACATCTCGACCTCGTTGCACGCGAGGGCAATGCCAGTCGCGGCGCTCGCGCAAAGGCTGTCAATATGGGCGATCTTCTTGCCAGCGAAGCGCGACAGCGCGGCCATGATGGCGCGCCCTTCGAATACATCGCCGCCCGGGCTGTTGATGTAGACGTCCAGGGTTTCAGCATCAGCGACCTGGGCGAGCGCGTCGATCACCTGGCGCGCGCCAACACCCCAGTAGGCGTCGATCACGTCGTAGATGTAGATCGATGCGGAGGTTGCGCCATCGTTGCGAACAACGTTGACCGGGCGCTTTTCGGCAGCGGCATTGTCACGGTACAGCTGGAGTATCTGTTTCATTTGCTGGTTGGCTCCCTGGTTGGGATTGATCGCGCGGCGCGCGGTAGATTTCGTTCCCGCCATCGGCGGCGGGCGGCATGCGAAGCCGGCGGCGCACTTCGTCTTGACTCATCCAGCCATCCCCGGCGCCCGGGCCACCGAGCGCAGCGCGGAAGTACTCACCAAGGGCTTTGAGGTCGGTTTCGTAAAGCGCCTCGCGGTGGAACTCGAGAAACCGGCCATTGTTGCGCGGGTAGAGCTTGCGGTTCAGCTCCTGCTCGATTTTCCTCAGCCAGGTCTGCAGCGTGTACTGCACGAAGGCTCGGCCGTTGGTTTCCAGGCCGGAGCCCCATGACGTCGAGCCGGTCGACTCGTTGATCATGAAGCCCGGTACGCCGAAAGCGCGGGCGATGTCCATCACCTGAAACTTCCTGGCTTCGAGCAGTTGGGCGTCCTCGGCCGAAAGGCTCAATTCTTTCGCGGTGATGCCCTCGGTTAGGACCAGTGGCAGCCGGTGGGCATTCGCAAGGCCTGCATACCTATTCGCAAACGCCGTCTGGAGCTGGGTGATCTGCGTGTCATTCATCTTGGCCGACGCCTGCAGGATCATCGATGGGTGAGCTCCACCCTCGAAGAACTTGCCGCTGTATTCGTCCATTGCCAGAGCGTTGCCGATCGCCGTACGGGCGCCGAACTGGATGACCGACATCGACCGCATGGTCGTATCGTCGAATCCGAGGCCGGGGAAGTGCAGGATGTCCGAAGGGTCAAACCAGGTCGAAATCCCGTGGGAAGGCAGGTTGACGTAGTAGCGAACCCCTTCGCCAGGCGTGCGAATCGGTGACACGCATCCCCACGGCAGCGGCAGGATCTCGCGCAACGTTCCGTTCATGCGCCAGCGAAGCAATGCGAAGGCATCGCCGCGTAGGAGCTGCGCCATGCTGACACCCTCCCACATCGACGCCGCGGTGTACTGTGGGCTGGGCTGTTCGTTCAGCTGATACCACAGCTCGCTGCGCGGCAGCCGCGCTGGAATCTCGCCGCCGTCCAGTGAGTACTCGTGGATCGGCATGCTGACGATCGCGCCGGCGATCTTGGAGACGCAAGCGGCGACAGCCGACACACGCATAGCCGAAGTGGCCGACACAGTCATGCCTGACGGCGCCACACCGAACGCCTCCATGACGTCCGAACTGTATTGCGCCTGGTTGGATGCCTTGGCACCCTCGCTGCGCGGCGGCGTGTCTCGCCAGTGCGCGGTGGCCGCCAGCGCATCGAATAGTTCCATGTGATTCCTTACAGGACGACGAAGCCCTGGGTAATTTCGCCGGACGACGCGACCGGATTAAGCGACATGAGATAGACCGCGTTCAGCATTGCCATCAGCGGGTCGATCTTCCCGGTGCCCGAGGCTTGTTTCGTGATCAGCACTGCATTCGCGCTCGGCACGATCTTGGCGTTGCTGACGCACCAGGCCATAAGCGGCTGGCCACCGTGCACGAACACGCCCTCGGCGAGCTTCCGCTCAGCCGTCTTGATCGGGCTGGTCAGCTTCCAGCCTTGCGTGATGCCGATGATTCTGTCGGCCGGCACGCCACCCATCTCGAGTGCATCGAGAATGGCGCCGATGCCTTGAGGATCCAGGCCAAGCTTGTCCAGCACGCCGGCCTCGTAGACCATGGCGACGTTGGCAGCGAACTGGTCGATGTCCTGGCCGATGTGCTCGACCAGCGTCAAGTGCCCATCTCGCGCGAAGTCCTGCAGCCGCGGCGCGATTTCCTTCCGACGCTCCAGTACGGAGGGGTGCGCCCAGGCATGCGCCCAGCCGAGCCAGCGCCGCGTTTCCTTGCAGCGGCCAATTGCGTATTGCCCTAGCAAGTCGTCAAGACCGCCGCCGTCACCGCCCATCGTGACCACCTCGGATCGGTCGATCAGGTCGGCCAACGAAAACGTGCGCTCGAGTACGCCCTGCTGGCTCCAGAAATCGGCACCAGCCCAGCGATCGGACCGAAGGTTCATGCCGATTTCGACGTTCGCGTGCTTCGCCATGAAGCCGCGGAACGATTCTGGGCCGGCCGCCTCAGCGATTTTGAACTCGCGCTCGAGGAATCCCTGGTCAACAGAGAACCCCATGTTCGGGTTCACCATTGCCATGTTCTCCAGCAGCAGACATTCGCCCGACGCCACCATTTCCGGGGGATGCTCGAAGATGATCGGCACGAAAGCCGGGTCGACGATCTCGCCGTCGCGCACTTTACGCGCGTAGTCGAGCTTCTGCTTAAACACGCCGGCCGGCGGCTCGTCGGATTGGGTCGACAACCAAATCACGAAACCCTCCGGGCGTGAAGCGCGGCCGCCCAGGGCCTCGCGGAACATATTCTCCGCGCTCGACATCTTCCCGAACAGGTGCAGCTCGTCGACCAACGTGCCGACCGACTTCTTACCACCA